ATTCGAAACATCGCCATGAGCAAGAGCTTCAATCTCGTCCTTATCGGCAGGGAGCATCGCAGACGGATAAATCCGATACCCTTGATGGAGCTTAGAGTCTGGGTGGACTCTCCAAACACGAGTATTCGCCACCGTCTGATTATCGCGATAGCCATTGTAAGTCTCCGAAGCTCCCTCTTGAAACATCCACAAAACCTCGGCAAAGCCATAGCCAGGATACATGTCGTCGCGGTGAGCCATACGCGCGCCGACAAACCACTCAGTCTCGAAGTTGTCGTAGACCGTACGAAGAATTTTCTTAGACTTTTGATGATACGTTACTATCATTCGAGGAGCGTAAGCCTCGTCGTTGTATCGCCAAGTAACGTAACATTCCCAAATATCCCTCTCTTTATGTCCGTAAGATGCAGTCGTCTTGGCGCCGAGTGTCTCTTCCTTCGCAACCTGAGCCGTGTCTGGGTTTGTTCTGTCAGGAAGGTTCAAAACCTCATCGACAGCCTTACGGTCGTAGATGTCCTTGAACTTCCGATCCTCAAGCTCGTGTTGGAGCATAATACGCTTGTGGCATTTGATGTCCATATCCTCAAGCGTCTTAGCCATCACAGGATAGTAAAAAGCGTCAAAAGGAAGCTTCTCAGGCCGTGGACCTTCGTAGATAGTCTTGTTCAAGAAATCGCGAGCGGAGCCGGTTCCATCCCCTCCGGGAATGAGGAAGTCACGAGTTTTGTGCTCCCAAGGACTCTTGAAGGTAATAGTTCCATACTTGATGCACTCACGAAAACCTTCGTTGTAGACACGATACAGGTCGAGCTCGCTTGGCTCAATCGCGACATACTGCATGAACTGCTCATAGGCTTCCTTGATTTCGTCCGACTCAGGTCCGAAGTCGCCCAACACTTTAGCGACGATGATAGGCTGAGTCTTGAAGATAGCAGCCATGAGCTGTGCGTGGAGAGTATCAGTGTGGATTGCGATGAGTGGTATGATAAGATTAGAGGCATTCTGGAACGGAAACTGACGCTGCTCCTCAGCAGGACGGGCCTCGTAAGCCATCCTCCACTTCGTAATCTTCTCCTCATAGAGTTCGCGCATTGAGTCTTTAAGCTCCAAGACTCGCCGGTCGAGAAACGTAACGAGGTCCGTTTTCTTCTCGGTAGACAGTTTCGCGACGATGAGTTCTTCGGCCATTTATTACTTCAACTGGGCTTGAGGATAATCCGCGACTGTCAAGTTGTAAAGCTGTTTGAGTTGAGCCGGCGACTGAATCTTCGGTCCGGCAACCGTTCCAAGAGTAATAGTATGAGCGACTCTCGATGCCGTCGTAGGTCCGGCTTTTTTAAGAGCGATAGCACGAATCGATTCAATCGCTGTAACTCCAATCGCAAGCGCGGCACGAATGACGTTTTGCCTTTTCGCGTCCTTCACAGACGAGAGTATAAATATGTCGTTGAGGTCATTTTGTGCTACTGTAAGTAGATTGTCAACCTCGTTATAAAGACTCGGCTTCGCCGTCACATCTGCGGCGCTGTAGTCATTTATAAGCTTATCAACAGAGGCAAGGTCGACCGCGACTTTGTCCGCTGCGGACTTATAAGCACCAGCAAGCTGAGCGATTTGAAGTGCAATCTAAACAGCGAGATTGATATAAGCTTGAATCGTTGCTGCATTACACCCGTCAACTACCAGAGATAGTGACAGGAGCAGCGGGAGTACTACTACTCGACGTAGTCGGACCATTACTTCCTCCATTCTTATTAGGCCAAGGAATCCGATGAGCTTGTGTAAGACCGATATAAGCACCAAGAGCTGTTGTCAAAGCTTGCTCTAGCCAAGCGACGAGGTCTGCGTCCACCTTGTCGTGAGACATGTGCAAGAGCACTCCCATCATTACAAACAGAAGAACAAGGAGACTAAGATTGTCGAACTTACTCTTGAAGAAATCACCCATCAGTTAATCCTCGCTGAGTACGGCATGTTGACGTTGCGTGCACCTCGCTGGTTCGCGGCGAGCATCCTCAGGTTGTCCTCATAACGCTGAGGAGCTGTTATAAGTTGAGGGATGTACGCAAGAGCATCAAGTTGGTCAACGAATTTTCCCTTCGGAAACGTAGTGTACTCACCTAAGAAATCCTGAAACTTCTTTTGCGTATGGAATCGACCGGCCTCAAAAATAGGAGCAAGAACATTTCGAATGCGCCACTCCTTCTTTCGAGTAAGCTCACCATCTGGTCCTTCGACTTCTCCTTTGAGCTCAACGATCCTCAAGGAACGACTCTTAATTCTGCTCATGTCCTTGATATGATGTCCGATGTATTTTTGAGCAGCTATTGTTTCAAGTCCTATCTTCGTAAGATTCCATTTGTCCGCGTACTTGAAAATCTCGCCATAGAACTCATCATAGCTAGAGGCTTTCGCCCAACAGTCAAGCAGGTAGTAATCAAGATTCGCAGCCATACCTACGACCATAATAGCATGACGGCAACGCCCAAGACCGGCGTTGCCGCTGTGATTCGGGTCGACGGTCATTCCTATTCGAAGGTGGTTTACAGGAAAGTCCTTCCGAACAACTCCGTCAACTACCTCATGACGAATCATTTTCCTGAAGAGATTAAGCTCGGTCGGGTCTTCGATGGAAAAGTTATTGAGCCATATATCCTTGAAGTCGGCGTTCTCAGGAGCGGCCGGGTTGTTCCTGAACTGGCAACTAAAATGATAATTACCGAGGCGATTCTTCCACCTCATTAATTTCTCAAAACCAAACTCCTCGGGGAAAATTGGGGTGTCTGGGGGGTGCTCAGGACAGCATCCACCAAGGGCATCGTGGGTTACAATCTTAAACTCAGGTTCATGCTCACGCACATGAGAATTAAGATCTGTATAACCCCATCGATTACCAACAACGAACTCGTCGTTCTCTGATTGAGCTGCCGTTAACGTTCCCCGCTCCGGCTCCTGCTCCTCGAACGCGCCTACAAGTAGACGATGATAATCGACAGTCTTATCCATCACCGAGATCGACTCAAGGGCCTTACGACCTACAAGGTCGTCTTGGATGACAAGACCGTCGTAGTGCCTCGACTGAAGTGCACCACCCACGCCAAGAAAGTCGAATGTTCCTTCCCCATGTGGAGAACAGCCTGGCGTTCGTTTATGATGCAAGGAATAGGAGGACCAAGTGCAGGATGAATCGGGGAGTATCTCAGGGAATAACACCCTAAAAATCGCGCCACTTCCGTAGTGTCCGCTGATACGGGAGCCGAGCTTCGCGGCGTTTGTAATGTTCTCACAGACGAGTAAGTTTCTTGAGTCTCGACGATGAATACGCTTCATGAAACGAATAAACTCATCACCGAAGCCCAGCTTCCTAAAACGATCCTCGTCTTGAGTGTCAAAAGGCAAAGCCCTCCACATCGGGAAGCCTTCTGAGCAGATCGTAGACTTAAAATGGTCACGAGGAAGTTCGTAGAGGTCTTTGAGATGTTCACGCTCCAACGATATACACCACGACTTGTGGAGATGGTCGACGAGTCGTTTACGACGCAGAGTATTCTTGATGAAATAATACAAAGAGCCCTGCGAGTTCGTACGCATCTTCGTAATCTTGATGTCGTGCGAATCGGTCGGTGCTATCTGAACTGGTGTAAAGCTCTGCGTTTGGTTAAGTCAAGTGGGGCTTAACTAACCTGAAATCCTCCCTAGAATCCTCGTTGGCTCGACCGTAGTGGAGTCGAGTTAAAGCCACTCTTCGAGTGAGAGCTCGTCTTACGTTTGGCGAAGCCGGGAATCGACTTTGGTGCAAAGCTGTCGGTAATGGGATACTCAGCTTTGGGAGACATTCCGCCGCCTGTCGGTGAGGTCCGCTTTGGTCGATTCACTTTGCCAACCTTCATTTTCGTCGAAGCGTTTGGTGATGTGAAGTTTCCGGCCATTTTAGACTCCTCCCCACTTCCCTTTACCTCTCGGTGAGGTTGTTCCGTTAACGCCGACGCTCGGTGAGTTCGGAGCAAAGCCAGGACTACTAATGATATTGGAAGGCATCGGTTGAGAAGCACTCGATTGCGAGCCTTTGCTTCCTCCCGTGAACTTCCCCCAAGCACTAAGAGCTTTCGAAACTCCTGGAATCATTCCAAGCAAACCGCTCGCCATTAGTTCACCTTCGCCTTATCGACATACGTCTTTGCAATGTCGTTGCCGGCCTCAGCCGCGGCGTCGAGCACAGCGGCAGGAACGCCAGGGGCGATAGCTTCCTCAGATGCAGAGGCAGGGAGGGTTCTATCAGGGTCTCGGTCAAGGATTTCGCGCGCGGCTGCGAAGGCCGCTTTCATGTCACGCCTCTGAGTCACGATATCCACCAATGCTCTACACGCCGCAGGAACAGCCTGGCGCATTTCGTCATGTATGAGCTTCACCTTTCCTGCAAGGGCTGCGTCCATTGCTGTCAAATGACCGTTCATCAACGCGGCTTCGTAGTCTCGATATTCAGGCGTCGCGAGCAACTGAGCAAGCCCGCTTACCGTCATGTGTATCTCCTCAGCGATGCGCTTGTCGCTAACGCCGGCGATACGCCATCTAGCGATTTGGGGAATCTTGATGTTTGGGATTTTGAGGGTAAAAGGCATCTACGTTCCTGTACTGTCCTTAACAACTGCGGTCAGAATCATCCGCTCGACCTCTTCGTACGACTCCGACACCTCGTAATCGGAGTTCCCCGAACCGACACAGGTACAAAACAAATCTCCAACTCGTTTGATATAGAAACAGGTAATGGTGTCGCTTCGAAGCGAGACAAAACGAGGCTCCAATGAGGTTGGAAGGAACTGCGTAAACTTGAGGAAACGGCTTTCCATGACGTGTTACGTCTTCACCGTACCACTGTTCGGTGTCGCCGGTTTTGACGCAGCCGGCACGGGGGAGGGCTTTAGCTTCGCTAACGCCGCTTGTATCTCAGTCGACGTATGCGTATCGCACGTAGGGTTGTCCTTCGACTGCCAGTCAAGCCTGTGCGATCCTTGACCGCAAACGATGCAGTACTTCTCAACAACTTGAGGCTGCATTACTTTCGTTGCCATGACAAAACCTCCGTATCGTAGATACACCTCTGCCACACTACCTATCGAGCATAGCACAAGCCACTTAATAAGTCAAGAACTA